CCTTCAATGCTTTTAGATAGCCCATGCGTAGCCTTTCTGGTCGAATCTAATGATCCGCTTAATGCTTTAATGCCCTGTTCAATACCAAGATGATCTGACACATCACTTGCTCATAAAGTAATGAGTTAAAAATCCAATAAAGGTGCTAAATGCCGACACAACGGCCATGCCAACCCAGAAACCACCTTTTGATTGATTGGCAAGGGCTAATAATGTTTCCATGCCTTCTTCCAGCTTATCAACCTTTACGGTTAAATCGTCAACTTTTTGCCATAACTGGCCGTATTTAACTGGGTCAATTTGAAAATCGGACATAACAAAACCATATCAAAGTTTAGGGAATGTATTGTATTGTCCGATGTATTACAGAATGTATTTTATCACTTCTTCGGGTTTTAAAAACGCATCAGGGTTATATTCAGTAAAATCCCACCAGAGAAATTGATTCTGGGCAAGATAATCACGGGACTTTAGCAAATTAGTATTTTCTGGATGCCCATAGATTAATGGATCAGATACAGACCATAATACAACGCCAGGCTTTTGACAATCCCATGCTAGATGTTGAAAAAAACTATCACAACCAATCCAGATGCGGCACTCAGCAATTAATTCACGCAATCTTGCAACTGGAAGATTCTTTAAGAATTTGGGGGCTATCTGTTCTTCGCCATCAACTCCGACTTGGACAATTTCCTCAGAAATTAATGCTAACAATTCTTTCCAATAAGGGTAATTTTTAGGGTTAATTTTGCCGTTAATTAATGGTTTGGCAAATGGGGCAATTAATATCATAGATACAGCTTTCTATAAGCATTTTCTAAACTGTCTTTCCAATCCCATTGCGCCATCTTTTTATAGATATTCCAGCGGTCTAAATCCTCAAACAATGCTTGTGCTTCTGCTATTGATCTGCCTGGCACGATTTCTGGATAGCAAGTAAATACCATAGGGTTATGTATATCAGGTAGCACATGAGAAAACACGATATGATCACCAGCCCCGCAATTAAGCACAACAACGGTGTAGTCGGCAAGCTGTAGTGTATTTCTAAAAATTTGTTCATCATGGGCGTACATCCCTTCATTTGTTTCAGACCTTATGCCGCCTTGCGCTTTTAAATGCCAAGTTACTGCATGAGGGGCAACCAGTAATTTATATCCTTTTTGATGCAATCCATAAGTAAATAGCGTTTCTTCCCGATGGGCTACACGGGATAAACCTAAGTTATAGTCATGTACGCCAGCACGATATAAGAATGAGCAATGCAAATGCTCTACAAAATCTGATTTATTGATAATTCCCCATTGAATATTGGGTTCTTTATCAATGTCGGCAATTTTTCCTGTAGATTTTGATGTATCAAATATTGCTGGTAAAGTCAAAATTGACCCACCAACTGCGCCTATTGGATCGCCAACTTTAGACACTTCGCTTGCATAGGTATAAAGCTGTTCTAATACATTGGGTTCTGGAATAGCATCATCATCTACACGCCAAACCCATTTGTAGCCCATCTCATTCGCTTTTTGATGGATATGATGCTGACCTTTTTTGTCGGCAAATAACCATTCCCATGCAATTTTCTTGTAATCCAATATTTGAAATATATGCTGGTATATAGGGTTTCCCCGCATATCTTCGGGATTGTCGTTATCGTCAAAAATAACTAACTTATCAGGGGTTTTAGTCTGATTGGCTATAGCCATCAAAACCATTGGCAAAGTCGTTGTATAACGCCCTCTAGTAGCCACAGAACATAAAATTTCTTTCCTTTGTGCCGCTTTGTCCCATTTGGCAATCATTAGATTAAAACGATTGTGTTCATTAATGGGTTGCGGGTAACTTGTAATTTGCCCATGTTCCCCAATATAAGAAATATCAAAGCCTTGAAAATGGCTTTCGTTGATTCCGTGTAACTTATGATGTTCACCCCAAAACCCTTTTGGTTCATTCCAGGGGCAAGTAATTAACAAAACTTTACAATGCTTTTGTAATAACTTTACAATTTCTAGCCCATTGTCCAGATGTTCAATCACTTCAAAAGCAATGATGGTGTCGTATTGTTCTAGTGGATAAGTGTTGATGTCGGCATTAACAAATTTGTTAATACCATCCCATCCTTGTGCTTTGGCGTTTTCAATGATTTTAGGGTCATAATCTAGCCCTGTATATTCAATGTCTTTTGGCAAAAACTGTCGGCCATAACCATTAGAGCAACCAATCTCTAATATCTTTTTGCCTAAAAGATTATTTCTAGCCCAAAAATAACGGGTGGATTCTCTAGGATAAACTTCATCACCCTTTAAGAATACCGCCCGTTCATAGTTGTTCATCAACTCATTTACTTCGTCTTGTTTTGTCATGTTTTTATATTATTTAATGTGGATAAACTGCATCGACTATCATGCCCGCTGTTAATCCTGTTCCGAATACAATGCTTGTGCCGCTAGTTACTGTTACATCAGTACCGTTACGCATTTTAACGCCATTCAAATACACCTCAATTTTGCCAGATGTATAACTTAATGATGTGCTAAATGTTGTTTGACTTGCGGTGGCGGTAAATGTGTCATAAGTTAATGCAATGCCATATCCGCTGTAGCCAGAATAACCGCTATAACCCGATACTCCTGATCCAGAATAACCTGAGTAACCAGAAATTCCAGAATAACCGCTATATCCACTAATTCCTGATCCAGAATAGCCGCTATAGCCGCTAATGCCTGATGCGCCATTAGTACCATTTGTTCCAGAATAACCAGATATTCCGCTAAAGCCAGAATAGCCTGATGTGCCAACTGCGCCTGAGTAACCGCTATATCCAGAATAACCGCTTACGCCAGAACCAGAATATCCGCTATAGCCTGACACTCCAGAACCGCTATAGCCTGATATGCCTGAGTAGCCAGATATACCGCTAAAGCCAGAATAACCGCTTATACCGCTGTAACCTGATTGGGTATACATTACTTGAGTTGCGGTAACAATTACACCTGGCGTTACTGGCACAGTTGGCCCAGTCTGTGCGCTAGTTGTTGTAATAGAAATGCTTGTATTAGAAACTGCCCAAGCTAATTGCAAATAATCACCAGCGAAAACTGTTAAAACATAATTAACTGCGGCAATTAACGCACCAGCACCGCCATGCGCTGTACCTGGCACATTGTAAATAGAATTACTATCTGCAACATCAGAACCATTTTTTCTTAGCCATACATCGACATTATCGCCATTGGAATCTGAATTTGCAAATTGCAATGAATATTCAAGATTGTATGTACCAGCATTTGCAAATTTAATTTGATTACCAGAAACAATGCTTACGCCATTAGCTTCAAATTGATTACCAATGTTTACAACATAAGCTGTTGTTGTATTTGCGGCAGTTTGATTGGTTGTGTCATAAAAAGAACCATAAAAGCCTTGTACGCCACCGCCACCGTTTTGACCACTAAATCCTGAGTAACCAGAAATTCCAGAATAGCCACTTTGACCAACTGCGCCAGAATATCCAGAAATTCCAGAATAACCAGAATAGCCACTTACGCCAGAGCCAGAATATCCGCTATAACCAGAGTAGCCAGAAACACCACTACCGCTATAACCAGAGAATCCGCTAATTCCTGAGTAGCCGCTGTAACCGCTATAACCAGAAACGCCACTACCAGAATAACCAGAAATGCCGCTGTAGCCAGAATATCCAGATACACCTGATCCGCTATAGCCTGAGTAACCGCTATATCCACTTACACCACTACCCGAATATCCGCTAATGCCAGAATATCCAGAGAATCCGCTGATGCCAGAGTAACCACTTATTCCAGAATAACCTGATGCACCATTAATTCCGCTATACCCAGAAATACCAGAATAGCCAGAATATCCACTAATGCCGCTACCCGAATATCCAGAATATCCTGATATGCCAGAACCAGAGTAACCACTAATACCAGAATAGCCACTAAATCCAGAAATACCACTATAGCCTGATAGTCCATTTTGCCCACTTATTCCTGAGTAGCCGCTATATCCCGATACTCCGCTACCAGAGTAACCGCTGATTCCAGAAAATCCAGAATATCCACTTGTGCCAGATTGTCCGACTGCGCCAGAATAGCCTGATATACCGCTAAATCCTGAGTAACCAGAAACACCACTACCAGAATAGCCTGAGAATCCACTAAAACCGCTTATACCGCTAAATCCAGACCAACCCGATACACCAGACCCAGAATAACCAGAAAACCCGCTATAACCGCTTATACCGCTTCCGCTAAAGCCAGATATACCAGAGTAACCAGAATATCCAGAAATGCCTGAGAAACCGCTGTAACCAGAAATACCAGAGTAACCCGAAAAACCAGAATAACCAGATGTGCCTGGTGGCCCTACAATTTCACCTACATTATTCCAAGTTGTGCCAGACCATACATAAAGATCGCCATTGGAAGAAACAATGTAAGCATCATTTGGAAGATTGCCTACGGCTGGTAAATCTGCTGGTGTTGCAACTGTGCCTTTAATGTTAATGGATGTACCTTGTTGGCCACTATATCCGCTAAATCCAGAATAACCAGAAACGCCTGACCCGCTGTAGCCACTTATGCCGCTATATCCAGAATAGCCTGATATACCACTAAACCCCGAATAACCGCTAATACCGCTGTAACCAGAGTATCCAGAAACACCAGAGCCAGAATATCCACTAAAACCTGACCATCCAGAAGTACCGCTAAATCCAGACCATCCACTTACACCTGATCCACTAAATCCAGATTGACCAGAGAATCCAGAATAGCCAGATATACCAGATTGACCTACTGCGCCACTATATCCAGAAATTCCAGAAAAACCGCTATACCCTGATATACCGCTACCAGAATAACCAGAATATCCGCTAATTCCAGAAAAACCAGAATAACCAGAATAACCCGAATATCCTGACTTACCAGAATAACCAAATCCAGATGCGCCACTATAGCCAGAATAACCTGAGTACCCGCTTAATCCTTGTGGGCCAATTAATCCACGATCAATCTTAATGGTTTGATTTGGGGGAGTTGTTACTTTAACTGTCTGCCGTGCTTGTGGCACTACAGACACGGACACATTATTTTGATCCGTTACATTAACTTTTATACCCATGATTACTCCACAACAATGCCATCAGAGCGGATCAAAAACAACAAGAAGATAATGTAATCATTTGCGGGGTTTGATCCTGATGCGGGAAAACTAATTTTGATGCGACCAGAATAAGCAACACAGTCTTGTGCGCCAATATCTAATTCTGGATCATCGGCCATTAGCCCCCAGGTTGAATCGTTAATAACTAAGGTAAATTTGCCTTGTGCGGCAACTTCATTTGTAATAGTAAGACTGATAGGCGTTGGAGTTGGGCTGTAATCACCAATATCAAACGACAAGCCATATCTTGAATCTTGAAGATTTGTAACTGTTCTGCGAATAATTTGTGCATCAATCGTGGCAGATGTTAAATCTAATGGCGTTACGCCATCAGAACCTACGATGTCTAAATTCCAATAAGTCTGCTGTTCCCAGACCAATTCACCCGCTATACAAGGGTTATCAAAACCACTAACTTGAGTGATCGTATTTTGCGAAAACATTGCCATGATTAATCCAATTCTCGATATAGCCCCTATGCCCTCACAGGCGGCTTTAAATCATGTCTTGTATTTTATTCTTTGGGCGGTATTACTTCCGCTTGTGCATCTAATTGCTCTTTAATTTTACCAGCCAAAGGCCCTAATCCGCTTTTAATTTGAAACTCGCCTAAAGCCATTAACAAGCCAGTTACTTCATCTTGTGTAAGTGTTAATGTAATATCTTTCATTTTTTATATTCCTATTGTGGTTAAATTATTTGTTAATTGCCGCTGTAAATGGTGTTAAATCATTAGAGCCGTAATATTCTGCACCTTTAGCAATTTGAATTTCAAGATGAGCTTTGTTACGAGCTACAGTATCAGCCCATTCTTCATCTGTCATTTTTTCAGGTTTGCCAGCTTGCAAAAGAGCAACGCTATCAAGTGCTGCAGCGTAGTCTTTTGCTACTTGTTGTTCGTGGTTAAGTTCAATCATTTTATTTTCCTAATTGTTGTTTAAGGGAATCTACTTCTGCTTTGAGTTCTTGGACAGCTTTAACAAGATAAGGTACAAGATTTTGTTGAATAGTTAATAATGCTCCACCATTGGTGAGTTCTTTAATTTCTTCACTCACTGCATTTTCTTGCATTACTTGGTCAGGCAATACTGTTTGATATTCTTGTGCAATAAAACCAATATCATGTTTTTTATCAGCAACTTTATAATCAAACTCTACTGGGTGTAATGCGGTAATAATTTCAAGACCAGCAATATCTTTGATATTTTCTTTAATGCGTTGGTCGGAATATGTTGACCAAGAAGTAGAGTTATTTTTTTGAACCCAACCGCCACCACTTTGCCAATATGCTGCACGATTCCCATCACCATCAGATAAAACAACATAGTTGCTTGATGTTCGAATGTCTAAACCATCTTGGTTTCCACCATAACGACCAACAATAGTATTTTTAGAGCCTGTGGTCATGTCATAACCAGAACTCCAACCCAAATAAGTGTTGTATTGTCCTGTTGAACCATAACCAGCTTGATTTCCTATTGCTGTGTTACCAATAGCCGTTGTGGCATTGTATAAAGATTGATAACCAACAGCTACTGCTGCAGAACCGCTTGTCATTCCTTGTGCCGCTTCTCTACCAACAGCTACAATTTGACTGCCTGATGTTATGTTATATCCAGTTCTATAACCACCAATAGCAACTACATCCACGCTTGTAGTAGCGTTATAGGCGGCTTGATACCCAATAGCAACCATCACAGTGCCAGTAGTATTTGAATATCCTGATTGATAACCTAAAACGGTGTTATATGTACCTGTAGTGTTGCTGTATAAGGACTGATAACCTACTGCTGTGTTATTAGATGCGGTGGTGTTTGATGCTAAAGCCGCTTGACCTGTTGCAGTATTGTAAGAACCTGTAGTATTTGCAACCAAAGAGTTATTACCAAGTGCAGAATTTGATGAACCTGTGGTATTGGCTTGCATTGATTGACCGCCAATAGCCACATTGTTTGAACCTGTAGTATTTGTTTTTAAAGCTAATGAACCTACGGCAGTATTTACACCTGTTGTATTTCCATAACCAGCTTGATAACCAACAAATGTTGTTCCAAAAGTGTTTTCTGTGTTGGCATATCCAGCTTGGTATCCAATAGCTGTTAATGCTGTTCCTGTAGCAGTAGAAGCGGCTTGATAACCAACAACTGTATTTAATGAACTACCACCACCACCCTTACCAACAGTAAGACCTGATATAGAAGCATCATTAG